AAAGAAACTCAGAAAGCTATAAAGAAGATAGCTAAAGAGAAACCCAAAATGGGCGATTATGCTCAAGATAAAAAGTGGACAAAAGACATGAAGAAACATGATTCTTATGTTATTGACCAATGGGTTGAAGATATGAAAAAGAAATACATGAAAGAACGTAATATGGATGCTAAAGCTGCAGAAGCAAAAGCTGAAGAATACGTTGACGCTTGGATTGATGCCTATGACGAAGGTAAGATCAAAGTGTAAAAAGGAGTAAATATGTTATCTAATACAGCTGTACCGAAATATTATGGGCGATTTCGGGATGCTGTCATCAATCATCAAATACCAGTATCAATTCCACTTTCTATGGAGATGAATCGAATAGATGCTCTTATAGCAAATGAGGCGGTATGGTATGATCCTATTCCGGTTGAAGCATATATAGCTTTTTGTGAAAGAGAACTAACATTGACTGACGGCTCCGATTTAGTCCTATTAGATTCTTTTAAACTTTGGGCAGAACAAATATTCTGTTGGTATTACTTCGAACCGGCACAGGTATTTGTTAAAAGTAGAGATGGTAAACCTGGTAGATTTATTACCAAAAATATTAAAAGACGTTTAATCAAGAAACAATTCCTTATAGTTGGAAGACGTGCATCAAAATCATTGTATGCAAGTACTATTCAACATTTCTTTCTTAATGTAGATAGAACAGCTACAAAACAAATAGCGGTTGCACCTACAATGAGACAGGCAGACGAAGTTATCTCACCTATACGTACTGCAATTTCTAGAGCTAGAGGACCTTATCTCAAGTTCCTTACAGAAGGCTCTATTAACAACACGACTGGTTCTAAAGCAAATCGTGTTAAAGTAGCAAGTACAAAGAAAGGTATTCAGAACTTTTTAACAGATTCTCTCCTCGAAGTAAGACCTTTGTCAATAGATTCACTTCAAGGTTTAAGAGTAAAAGTAGCTTCTCTTGATGAGTGGCTTTCTGGCGAAATTAAAGAAAATCCTATTGAAGCAATTGAACAAGGTGCTAGAAAAGTTCCAGATTATTTAATTCTTTGTACTTCATCAGAAGGTACTATTCGTGATGGTATTGGTGATACAATTAAAATGATGCTCATGGACATTCTCAAAGGAGAATACATAGATCCTCACACAAGTATCTTCTACTATCGTTTGGATAATGTTGATGAGATTAACTATCCGGAATTGTGGGTTAAAGCTAATCCAAACATTGGTTATACAACGTCTATTGAAGACTACAAACAGGAAGTAGAACGTTCAATTAAGGTTCCTTCGTTAAGAAATGATATTCTTGCAAAGATGTTTAATATACCAATGCAAGGATATACTTACTATTTCACTACGGAGGAAATACAACCTCACTCTCCAGTTCAATTCTGGAATATGAGTTGCGCATTAGGCATAGACTTATCACAAGGTGATGACTTTTGTGCATTTACATTCTTATTCCCGCTTGGTAATGGTCGTTTTGGAGTTAAGACAAGAAGTTACATTACGACTTTAACTCAGTCAAGATTAACTCTTGCTACTAGGTTACTATACGATGAATTTGTCAATGAAGGAACGCTAGTTATTATGGATACTACAGTTCTCGATCTAAGTATTGTATATGAGGATTTGGACAAGTTCATAGAGAACAACAAGTATAATGTTGAAGCAGTTGGATATGACCCTTATAACGCAAAGGAATTCATAGAGCGCTGGGCTAGAGATAATGGTCCATATGCTATTGAGAAAGTTATACAGGGTGTAAAAACCGAATCTGTACCTCTTGGCGAATTGAAACAACTCGCTGAAAAAAGAATGCTTATCTTCGATGAACAGTTAATGAAGTTTGCAATGGGTAATTCTGTTATCCAGGAAGACAATAATGGTAATCGTAAACTTTGTAAACGTAGACATCAGGATAAGATTGATAATGTTGCGGCAATGATGGATGCATTTATTGCGTACAAATTAAATAAAGATTACTTTGAGTAAGGAGACTATAAAATACCATCTTATTTCGATGTAATTTTTCGTTTCAAAAATAATTCTAAGGAGAAACAAAAATCCATCTTATTCAGATGTAATCTTTCGTTTCAAAAATAATTCTAAGGAGAAACTCAAAATGGATTTTAAGAATAGAATCAAGCATGCTTGGAATGCATTTATGGGAAGAGATCCCACACAAGAGTCGTATCAAGATTTGGGTCCAGCATATGCTACTTCACCAATAACACAAAGTTATAGAAGTTACAATGACAGATGTATAATTAACTCTATATATAACAAAATAGCGAGAGACGTTGCTGCTATTAATGTCGTTCACTGTAAAGTTGACGAATACGGTCATTATGTCTCTCCCATAAGATCATCTCTTCAAGAGTGTCTTAATACAGAAGCTAATATAGATCAGTCTGGTACTGCATTGATACAAGATGCTGTAGAGCGTATGCTTAAACAGGGAGTTGTTGCTATCATACCAACGGATAGTGATAATAATCCTGATGAAACTGGTAGTTTTAAGATTTACCAGTTGGAATGTGCTGACATAATAGAATGGTATCCCAGAAAGATAAAGGTTCGTATTTGGAATCCTTATAAAGGAAGGTTTGAAGAAAGAATCTTTTCTAAAGAGACTGCCGCTATTATACAGAATCCTATGTATAGCATTATGAATGAGCCTAATAGTGTATTACAGAGGATTTATAAAAAACTATCCCTTTTGGATGTAATCGATAACGAATCAGCAAGTACAAAACTTAACATGATCATTCAAGTACCTTATAATACAAGGTCTACTTTGAAACAAGACTATGCTAATAAGCGTATTAATGAGATCGAAGAGCAACTTGCAGATAGTCCAAGAGGAATTGCTTACATGGATATTAACGAAAAGTTAATTCAGTTAAGTAAGCCATTAGAAAACAATTTGCTTGAGCATATTAAGTATCTAATGGATACTTACAAACAGCAATTGGGTATAAGTGATGAGTTACTTAATGGTACTGCAAATGAAATTATCATTAATAACTATATTACAAGTATTATTGAACCTATTTGCATGGCTTTAGTTAATGAAATGAAGCGTAAATGGCTTACACAAACTGCTCGTACACAAGGGCAGTCAATCGTGTTCTTTAAGGATCCCTTCAGGTATATACCTACTAGTGAGATTGCTAAGATTGCTGATGTATTCTCACGTAACCAGATCATGACTCCTAATGAGTTAAGACAGAAAGTTGGTATGCCTCCAGCAGATGATCCGAAAGCAGATGAATTAAACAATGCTAACATGCCTGATTAT